TCACAATGACCTGTTCTTCTACAATATTGAATTTACTTGATGTTCATAACATAAATGGTCACGATAAACCAGGCGGCACCGATAAAAACACAAACCACTCATACGTTGATTTTTACGGAGAGTTATTTGAGCCATACATTGAAAAAAATGGCAACCTTCTAGAAATTGGAGCACAATATGGTGGGTCGATATTATTATGGCACGAACTGTTAGCAAAGTTCAAAATTCTTTCCATTGACAACAAAGATCAAATACACAGCTCAATCAAATCTAAACTGAACCATAATAAATTTAATTTTCTTGTTGGTGATGCTTACGACCCACAAACTGTCAAAAAATGTTCTATACTACATCCAGGTGGGTTTGAAATAATTATAGATGACGGCCCTCACACTTTGGAAAGTCAGCTATCTTGTATCGATCTTTATCTTGATCTTCTCAAAGTAAAAGGTGTGCTTGTTATTGAGGATATACAAGATTTTAATTATATCGAACAAATCAAAAACCATTTGCCTGAATCAGACTTGTACGAATATCACCTGAAAATTCATGATTTCAGAAACATTAAAAATAGATATGATGATGTTATAATTACCATACACAAAAAAGAAAAGATTGTAGATAATAAAATAGCAGTATTTTATCATCTTGGTCAATTTGGTCAATGGGAAAGGCTTTTCCAAGAACAGATCAATTCGTTGGTGATAAGTGGGCTATATCATGCAGCTAGTTTTATTCATATTGGGGTCAATGGTAAAGAACCTCTTCCAATGATACTGGATAAGTTCAAAGTTGTATATAATGATAATAAAATTTTAGAAGCAGATACTTTGAACGCTGTTTGGGAATTTTGTAGGAAAAATCTTGATTACAGGGTGATGTATTTTCATACAAAAGGATCGACTCAGGAAAATACTAAAAATAGGTTCAATGTTGACAAATGGAGATTGTATCTAGAATATTTCACGATCCATCAATGGAAACAATGTATTCCAAAACTTAAGGAATATGATACAGTTGGTACTGAATATAGTTATGAAACAGGATTGATCAACCAGGAAACAGGTATAACTGAGTGGGAAAATAACCCACATTATGCTGGAAATTATTGGTGGGCTAATGCAACTTATATCAACAAATTAGATCCTTATTACTTGTATAATACTGAAAAAGGATGGACTAGATATAGGAGTGAGTTTTGGATAGGAACAGGTAATCCTAATAAGTTTAGTTTTTATCAGACACAATGTTTCGACAAGTATCAAGATTCACAGTATTTACCAACTGATTATGTAATAAATCAAGTATATCAAGAACCTTCAATTGAAGTGAGTGATCAAATGCTTAAAAACAAAAAAGCAAAGTTAGTGATGATAACAATGTTTAAGAACGAGGCAAAGACTATAAGAAGGATGCTTGAGTCTTGTTACAAATACATTGATTATTATGTTATTCAAGATAATGGGTCAACCGATGGTACTCCTGAAATTGTAGAGGAGTTCTTTAAAGACAAAAACATTCCAGGTTATGTGTACAAATGTGAAGAAGGGTGGATTGGGTTTGGTTGGAACAGAGATCACCTTCTACAAAAATGCCTCAATACGGATCATGGTTGTGACTGGATTCTTAAAATGGATTGTGATGAAATTTTGGAGGTTGATGATGATTTTGATTGGAGTGTGTTTGACGATCATAACCTTCATTCGTTCCATGTCACAGCAGTCAATGGCTCAACGATGTATCTTAGGGCATGGATATGGAATGCTAGATTGAAATGGAAGATAAACCATGATGAGGTGCATGAAACAATAATATTGCTCAATGATAATATCGGTGAGAATTTTAGAAGAGCAAATTTGCCTAGAAGTTTCAGGCAACTTGGACATTATTCAGATGGAGAAAGTTGGCAATCACCAACAAAGTATGTCTGTGATGCGCTCAGATTAGAAGAAAAACTAATCAAGACAGATACTCTTTTGACTGATTTATATCATTTTTGGTACGTTGGTAAAAGTTATTATGATGGGTATAGAACAGGAAAACTACCTTTAAAACAGTCACATAGCAATGAATATGCTAGAAGATCGATCTATTATTTTGAAGAGTTTTTAAACGTCACGCATAATTATGGTGATACAAACAGACCAGATAGAATAGATGAGATGGGTTTTTATGCAGCTATGTGTATAGGTAACTCTTATCGATATTTGAACGAAAACGAAAAAGCAATACAATGGTTAAAAGGTGCTTTGGAGTTTTGTCCTCCTCGAAACGAGAGCATAGTAAATTTAGTCGAGTTATACAGAGACCTAGGTGATTATCAAAACATGTTACATTATACTAGGTTTTTGATTGATCCTTCTAGAAAAAATCCTTTTCCTGACTATTGTTTTATCATGGAAATGAGCTATTATTATGATACTGGAGATTATATAAAACAACTTCATGAATTTGCCTTGAGTAAATCAACCCCATTTAGGATAAATCAAAAAATGAATAAAAGATTATGGATCATCGATGACTATTATGAAAATCCAGATGAAGTCAGAAAATTTGCATTAGAACAAGAATATCAAGAAGATATTCAATGGTACAAGGGATTAAGATCTGTCAATCAATACAATTTTGAAGGGATCAAGGAATCTTTTGAACAAATCATGGGGATCAAGCTCAAACCATTTAATACTCATGGTATGTGTGGAAGGTTTCAAATTTGTAGGGCTCAAGAACAAAACGTATATCACGTTGATTCACAAAAATGGGCTGCAATTATTTACCTAACACCAAATCCTCCTCATCAAAGCGGAACATCACTTTTCAAATCAAACTTAACTAGTTCAAGAAATTCTGAAGATCCAAACTTTGATGGGACTTTCAATGGTGGGTTTTACGATAGGACAAAATTCCAAGAAATTGATAGAGCTGGCAATGTTTATAATAGATTGATTATTATGGATGCACATTGTATACACGCTGCTGGAGAATATTTTGGACAAGATAAAAACGACAGTAGATTGACTCATCTTTTCTTCTTTGATCATGAATAATTATTTGTTTAGTATAATCACCCCCACACATAGCTCAAAAAACATTCCTTACTTGATTGAACTTTATCAAAGCATAAAAGCCCAAACTTATCAAAACTGGGAATGGGTCGTGTATTTGAATGGTAATATTACCAAAGACGAACTTCCTTCAGAAATCCTACAAGATTTGAATGTATCAATTTACGAATACAGAGGTGATAATACAAATGTTGGGTTTATCAAGAATCTTGCTTTTAATGCTGGTAAGGGTGATGTTCTGGTAGAGGCTGATCATGATGATTTGTTGACGGAACATTGTTTAGAGAGGTTGAATCACGCTTATCAAGATCCTCAATACGGGTTCGTTTATAGCGATAATGCAACTTATCATATGCAAGATAAGTTTGTTCCTTACGGTAATGCTTATGGATGGACACATAGGTTATATAATCATCAAGGAAAGAACTTGTTTGCAATGAACAGTTTTGAACCTTCTAGCCACTCAGTCGGATATATTTGGTATGCTCCTGATCATGTTAGATCATGGAAGGGATCAGTGTATAAAGAAATTGGAGGACACAATCCAGAATTATCTATTTGCGACGATCATGAATTAATGTTAAGAACTTATTTAAAAACAGAGTTCAAAAGGATCCCAGAAGTTTTGTACATATACAGGGTTACAGGTGAGAATACATGGTTAGAGCGTAATCAAGCGATTCAAACAACAACAGTGAAACTTTTCAATCAATATGCACAACTTTTAGCAGAGAGAGATGCTGATAAACAAAGTTTATATAAAGTAGATATTGGTGGTGGGTTAAATGGAAAAGAAGGTTATTTAACAATTGATCAAGAAGGAGCAATGATCAATTGTGACCTCAACCAAGGTATTCCATTACCAGACAATAGCGTTGGCGTGATCAATGCTAGCCATATCATAGAACACTTGTATGATAAAACAAAGACAATGAGAGAAATACACAGAGTTCTCGCTCATGGTGGTTGGGCATTTATTGAAGTACCAAGCACCGATGGTCGTGGTGCTTTTCAAGATCCTACTCACGTCAGTTATTGGAATGAAAACAGTTTCCTATATTACACTAATTCTTATTTGGCAAATTTCATAAGGAATAAAGATATTAGGTTTCAAGAATTCAGGAGGGAGACGTGGTTCCCTAATGAGTGGTTAAGGAACATGAATGTATCTGTAACGACGTGGTGGGGTGTTGCGGTCAAGCCAGAAGGAAGAAGGTTACCGCATAGGTTAGAAATATAATTTTATGGACTCCTAAATAGTAATAAATTTGGGAGTTTTTATGGCCGTTCCAGCAACCAGAGCAGAATTCAAAGAATATATTCTACGCAAGTTAGGCAAACCTGTGATTGAAATCAATGTTGACGATGATCAAGTAGAAGATCGTATTGATGAATCGTTAAAATATTATTATGATTATCACTTTGATGGTTCTGAAAGAATATTTTATCAACATCAAGTAACAGCAAACACAAAATCTGACAAATATATTACATTACCTGAAAACATCATAGGCGCAGTTAGGATTTTCCAAATTGGAGATCCTTCTATGAAGTCTAGTGATATGTTTAATATAAGGTATCAAATAGCTCTGAATGATCTTTATCAGTTAACTACTGTATCGTTGATACCGTACTACATGGCTATGCAACACCTTGGAACAATCACTGAGCTTTTAGTTGGTCAACAGCCTATTAGATATAACAGACATACTAATAAATGTTATATTGATATGGATTGGACAAAGATCAATGTTGGTGAGTATTTGTTGGTTGAGGCTTATGAAGTTATTAATCCTGATACTTACACAGATGCGTGGGGAGATCGTTGGTTGCAGCATTATTGTACTGCTAAGATCAAATATCAATGGGGAACAAATTTAACTAAGTTCACAGGTATGCAATTGCCTGGAGGCGTTCAATTCAATGGTGAAAAGATCCTGGATGATGCAAAAGCAGAAATAGATAAACTGGAACAAGAAATGATATCCAGCTACTCGCTCCCGGTTATGGATATGATAGGTTAGTAGGAACACTTTTACAAATAAATGGCTACTAATTTCTTTTTCAACAATTTTAGTTCTTCTCAGGAACAAAATCTAATAGAAGATTTGGTGATTGAGTCGATTAAAATATATGGTATAGATGTTTATTATATTCCTAAGAGGGAAAATAATAAGGATAAAATCTATGGTGAGGATAGTTTAGTCGAGTATAACACTAATTATCTGATCGACATGTACATTAAAAACGTTGATGGTTTTGGAGGTGATGGAGATTTTCTTTCTAAATTTAATATAGAAATAAGGGATCAAATCACTTTCACGTTAGCAAGAAGAACATTTGATCTTGAAATTGGTGCAATAGAAACCTTCAAAAGGCCGCAAGAGGGTGATTTAATATTTTTCCCATTGAACAAGAAATTGTTTCAAATC